TGGTAACTCTGCTTATGTTCATCTTCTTGACGACGCGTTTAATGAAGTGTATGCCGGGGGAGGTTCGTGTCAGTACGTTTTGAATTGCTTGTGGAAGATAATAACTGACAGGAATTTGTTTAGGGACTTGTTTGTGATAGTTGATAATGGCAGCTGCACTGACCGAGTTGGAGAAAAAGGATCAGCAGGAAACCACCGAGGTCGCTGGATCGACGGACGTGGCAAAGAAAACACCGGACAGCACGTTATCAGTGCCCCAGGCAGTACAGAAAACCGCAGCCACAGCAGATATGCGGAAGGAGTTTCTAAAGCCGAACAAGTACAGAGAGTGGAAGGAAAAGTTAGGACTGACCGCTCCCAAGTACAAGTTGATAACGTTCGATATAGCATCGAACATGAAGGACACTGGGGTCACGTTCTTAAATGTTTCGAAAGAAATTGGGGATGTTGAAAAGAGCGGTTATAAATACTTCTATCTTATAGGTGTAGCAATAAACGGTACTTGGCTAATTCCAGAAAAAGCCAATGCAACCGCTGTATTTTGTTTGTTTGATACTAGAATGACTAATGTAAGTGCAGCTAAAGTAGCGGCAGTCACAGCCAAGGCTAAAAACGGTGATTTCAGAATGATTACCAGACCGAACTACCCGGTCTCCGTGAGGGACTTCAAGAAGACCAGCTGGGCACTCGCCCACTGGATTGAATCTAATGATGTTCGTAACGATGTTGACGTCACTGCTTGTGAGATAGGATTTTTCTACTCACTGAGTAAGACGGCAATTATGAATTCGTTAAGAGATGGTCTCACGGACGTCGGCTTCGATGACAACGGAAGAATATCTGGCACTATTTCTGAAGATAAGGTTGAAGAGCTGTGTAATAAAATGGAGGTACAGAATCAACTCTATCAGTTAGGAATAATTAATAGGAAGAATATTCGTAAGCAAAATGCTGAAAAATTTAAAAATAAAAATGGGGTTGTAGGACATGGAGATGGAGAATCGGATGCTGGAACTAAGTTGCAGCAACATTTTGAAAAACTCCATGGCTTACGCTCCGATAACTGATAATACTATTGTGCTATTTAGTAATGCTTGGTTTGATGCTAGTAACTTACTAAATATACTAAATAATGCTTTGGGAGATTCTTTTCAAGTGCAGGTTAATCGCACTGACTTAGCAAACCTTTTGAGGGGCGCGATGGTTAGTGTGGTTAATGCCACGACTAGATTTCCTGAACGTGTGCATGTATATAGGTATGACGATCAAATTAAGGTTGCCGTGAACAACATACTTAGCGCTGTGGACACTAAGAATCGTGTGGTAGAAGTTGCTGACGGTTCTGCTCCTAGTGCTAACGTAGAGCTGAACGCGGTTCGCAGAACGGATGACTCAACTGTAGCCACTCGTAATGCGATAACGAACCTTATAGATCTACTTATACAAAGGACAGGCTATTATAGCCGGTCAAGTTTCGAGTCAGCTTTTGGGCTGACTTGGACTGAATAATATATTAGTATAATAATATATGTTCAATAAACCACTCACGGTTATGTGAGCGTGGTCGCAACGATATGCGATAGTGTTTAGTTGTCCACTTAAATCGAACAACAAAACTCTGAAGATTG